TTGCCCGCATAGTTGAAAAGGTGTAGAACTTATGATAAACTATAGTTGTATTTTTTTATCATCCTTTCCATTGCTTGCTAGATGGAAGGTTGAAGCCTCACACTCAAAATTTGGCGATGGAGAGTGTGGGGATTTTTTAATACTCAAATCCATCCACTAGAAACAAAGGGACTTCTTTTCCTTTGTATGAATGTGTACCATTTGCTCGTACATAAAATTTTGAAACTTTAGTTACATCAAATTTTTCTTTATCTTCAATAAACATTTTTAAGATAGCAGGGCTATCTTTATCTCCATTCAAATGAACTAAATATTTGGAGAAAACCGTACTTGGGTCAACGACTTGTTCTACAGAATCATCAATAACTAGCTTAGTATCATCTGGCCAAGCGCCGTACCAATTATTATCCACAATTTTGTACTCTCCAATAGGTGTTGATTTAAAATCTTTTGCAGGAACAATTTTTGCTTTACCTTCTGATTTTTTAAGTTCACGACTAGAACCAGAAGACGCTTTTGATATTTCACTAGTTTTTGATGCGTTATTTTCTTTAGTATCGCTACAAGCTACTAAAAAAGATGTGAGAATTAAAGTTGTTGCTAGTAAAGTTATTTTCTTCATTAGCTTTACCCTTTCTAATTAACCAAAGCTAAATATTCCTCTTTAACCATGATCTCACTTGTCATGGTTTTTATTCTTTTGATAAGTGTTGTTGAAGAATTAAGGCCACATTGGCTTTCTCTTCCTCTGTCATAGGTGGATCATTTGGGTCATCCACTGAAAACTCGATGGCATGCCACTTATCATTGACTCTAATCCATTCTCTTCGTCTATGACATTTGCAGTCTAGGTTGTGTTTAATCACTTCCATTGGTCTACTTTCGTTACTCATGTTATTTCTCCCTATACAAATCCACGACTTCACCGATAATTCGGAAGTCGGTGTCTGGTGTGATTGGCATATCTTTGTACGCAGGGTTCAAACTGTGAAGGTAAGCCTGTTCTTTATCAATCGATGTAAGCATCGCCGTTATAGTTGAACACTCCGATTTCCTCACGCTCAGACTCGCCAAAGTTTGAGAGCGTGGGGCTTTTTTATTTTTTTAAGACTTTCAACTTAATTCGAATCCTGAATGAATCCTTAACTGTACGAAGTTTGCCACTGTCCGGATTGATATCTTTGTAATCACCCCCATAAATTTCAGCACTTTTAATAACTTCATTATTTGAATCCGTTGTTAAGCTTAGTACTTTTCTATTTTTTGACTTAGTGACATATCCTAAGTGATAACCTCGAACTACAATTTTAACTGCATTAGGGTCAAATTTATTGTCAAATTCAGGGATAAACTCTACATCTGGAATTTCAAAAGGCAAGTATTTATAAAACCTTTCTTCAAAAATTAATTCCTCTTTAATTTCTTTAGAAGTATATCCTAAATAAGGGGTATCATCTGATTCTCTTATAAGTTCTTGACATAATTCTGAGAAAGCTTCTTGGTAATAAGATATTCCTTTCACTTTCAGAACAACATCATAAACGATTCTCTCGTCAATCTCCTGGCTTTTAATTCTATCTTCTATTCGAACAACCAATAGTTTATTCAGCTCTTCAATTTCAGCCTCTAGATGATCGGTAATAGATTGTCTAGGATAGATAGCAATCAAAAAGAGCAAGACTAAGACACAAACAATAAAAGAGAAGATTGTTAATAACAAGTTCCCAATGAAATTGATTAGAAATACAGCAACGGCCGTCAATAGCACTAGAGATATTATCAAAGACCTTTGGTTTTCCAGTTTACTAATTGTTTTTCTGTGTTCATCTATGAGTGCTTTGATTTCCTTTTCTGTAAGAGTAGTAAACATATAAACACCTTAACCTTAATTTTCAATTGGCATGAAGTTTCCGACAATTTTTCCAATGATTCTTGGATCTTCTTCAAATGGTGCGAATTTATCTTTATATTTGCTATTGATAGAGACGAGTCTAAGACCGTCTTTTTCTTTATAAACTTTCTTGATATAAGTTTGGCCATCCCAATCAACTGCATAAACAGCACCATCATAGTCAAATCCTGTTTCTTTGATGAGAACAACCTCTCCATTCTCATACTTAGGTTCCATGGAATCTCCGAAAACCCAAGAAGCAAAATCGTGATCTAGGTCTTTGTCATAAAAAACAGTGTCATAATTCCCGTCGTTGAAGTATGAGAATCCAGTACCAGCTGATAGCTTTTCAAAAACACGGTATTCAAAAAGCTTTTCCTCAATCATAATCACTTTATTATTCTGCTCTTTTAATTGTTCATTAGCATAGTTCAGAACTTTTTGTTTTCTTGGAGTTGACAACTTTACAACTTTTTCAGTTATTTTTTGAACGAGAGGGGAAGTGGGGATTTTTACTTCCTTTACTTCTTTCTCTTCTTGAGTTTTATCTTCTATCAAGTCCGATTTATTAACACTGAAATAGTCCGCAAGTAATTCGATTTTCCCTATCCGAGGATAAGTAATACCCTTTAACCAATCTCTTACCGTAGTGTATTTTAATCCTAAATCAGAACAAAGTTTATTTCTATCAACATCTCTGCTGCTCATTAACTTTTCCAAGTTCGCAGAGAAAATTTCTTTACTTTTATTATTGCTCATTTGTATCACTCCTTTATATAGTATATATTACGGCAAAAACGCAAAAAAGTAAAGGAAAAAATAAAAAAATTACGATAAAAACGCAAAAAACACTTGACATTGCGGTTTAACCGCATTATAATAGAGTCATAGTTGAGTCACTCAATTATAAAAAAAGATAGAAAGGACTGTAAAATGCAGAAAATGACTCTTAAAACATTGAGAACTCTAAAAAATTGGAGACAAGCGGATGCAGCCGAGGCTATTGATGTCTCTGTTGATACTTGGGGAAATTGGGAGCGAGGAAAAACAGAACCTACTGTAACCCAAGCTTATCAAATTGCTACTACTTTTGGTGTGTCTATTGATGACATTATTTTTTTACACGACATTGCGGTTTAACCGCAACAGGAAAGGGACATTATGAACAACGCAGCGCAAAAAGTAACACGGATTGACAAAGATGCCTGGGAAATCGCTACGGAGCTGGCGAACGAGTACGGAGTATCTATTTGTCACATCATCAGCGAGAGCGTCCGCTACTGTGCAGAGAATGCCGAATTTAAGGAGATGGACGTTGTCGTTAAACGGTTGGTAGTCGGCAGTAAGGTGCTGGAATAGGAGGGGAAGATGAATGAACTAGAAAGAACAGCCCTCAATGAAGTATTGAGGACCGTTAGACTTATAAATGAAAAAGTTGCTGAGATTGGTGAACTGCAAAGTCAACAAGAGTTAGCTATTTCTTATCTTCGGGGAATAATGGATTCCTCTGAAATTGGTTAGTTTTATCTTGGATTTGCTGGATAATTGACTTATATTCACCAAATGATGGTTTCAAATCAAAATCATGCGTGTGTATGAGAGAAGAATAAGACTGTTGGTTTTCTAACAGATTTAGTATCTTGTTTAGCTTTTTAGTTAGCTTGTCATCAAGTTCTTCTAATGTAACGCTTTTATCAATGCGACTTTCAGGCATTTCAAAGTTTTCAAAGCTTTTCATTTTAGCTTTTAAATCCTTTTTGGATTGCTCAATTTTTCCAACAGAAAGGTTATAGAAAACAGTTCTTTGGGATATAACATCAAAAGGAAGTCTATTACCTGCTTGTATGATAGGAACTAAGGGGAGTTCTAACGCTTGTCGAAATCCTAGTTCATAAAATGCATTCGGATTGTGGCCTGTCATATCTGCTACAACCATTGGAGCGGTCTTGAGGTAGTTGATGATAGTTTCATTGATATTATCAACTGCATCTACTTGGTCAACTCGCACTGGTTTATACCCTAATTCTTCACAGACTGGGGATATCAGGTAAGAAAACACCTCATCGGCTCTATCTCTAGTCTCGGTTCCAGATTCGCCAATAGCAGTTACAATAAAACAAATTTTTTCAGTCATATTTTCTCTCCAATCGTTTTTATTTTATTATACCAAATTTAGAAAGGAATATTATGAACGAAATTTTTAACTTTCACGGGCAGGAAGTCCGTACTTTGACAATTGATGACGAGCCGTGGTTCGTTGGGAAGGATGTAGCAGAGATTCTTGGATATGTAAATTCAAGAGATGCTCTGGCAAAACACGTTGATGAAGATGACAAGCTAACGTCGCAAATCGCGACGGCAGGTCAGATGAGAAATCAGACAGTCATCAACGAATCTGGTCTCTACTCTCTTATCTTATCCAGCAAGCTACCTCAAGCCAAAGAGTTCAAGCGCTGGGTGACATCAGAGGTCTTGCCAGCTATTCGCAAGCAGGGCGGTTTCATTCGCGAGGACTTGGACGAGGATGCCTTTATCGCTCTGTTTACTGGCCAGAAGAAGTTGCGTGAGCAACAAGCGACCATGCTGGAAGATATCGACTACCTCAAGAGCGAGCAACCGATTCATCCAAGCTATGCTCAGTCGCTCCTGAAGAAGCGTAAGGCTCGAGTCGTGGCTTGCTTGGGTGGTATTGATAGTCCAGCTTATGCGGATAAGATTTTCGCTCAGTCGGTATTTAGACAAGCTGAGATTGATTTTAAGGATCATTTTAATATCAGTCGATATGACTTGCTACCCAAGAAGCATGCGGATGCCGCTCTAGCTTACTGGATGACATGGGAGCCAAGCACTAATACTAAGATGAAGATTATGGAACTGAACGCTTTTAGCCAAGCGTAAGAGGAAAGAAAATGAGACCAAGACGATATCCGTATAGTAGAAAAAAAGAGTCCACCTTTGTAAAGGCAGACCCAAAGTTGGTGCAAAGTTTCTCAAGAAATACTAGTTTTCTTGAGCGTTTACAAAAAAAAAGCCTATCAATTTCGGATTTAATTATAGCAGAAAGATAGACAGAAAAATAGAAAGGAAGACAGAAGGGATGGCAAAACTGAATATCTCTTTAAGAAGTACGTCTGTAGATGAAGCTATTGAAAAAATAGCTCGCATTAAAGAAGCACATCCAGAAGATGTGCTCCAAATAGATGTTACGATTCTGGATGATCACCTTTTAAATTCGTAACAGTTTCATAGAATCGCTTGTAGAATTGTTCAATGGCTTCTTCTGTTAATCCAGACTTTGGAACACTATGTGCAACTCGAGTATTAAAGTGTTCGACGGTGATTTTTGTAAGTTCTAAAGCGATTTCTTTGTCAGATAGTGTCATTAAATCTCCTCCTTTCTATTTGAATTTTGACTAAAACGGTGAGAGGTCCTAGTCAAGATTATTATAGCAATTTAGGAGGATATTACATCAGTCTTGAGACTGATATAGGAGGTTGAATGGAAAATAAAATTATCGAACTTGCTGATTACTTCATCAGTGAATCTACAACGTACAGAGAAGCTAAAATAGCGTGTGAGAAGCTATTTAGACAAGTCAGCCATGAGATAGAACTCAGGGCGATGGAAAGTAAAACAGTTTGACAACAACGCAAAAAAAGCCTGACGGAAATCAGGCGCACACTTAAATTATTAAAACCATTATATCACAAAAATGCTTGCCCGCATAGTTGAGAGGATGTAGAAAATGGAAGGTATCACGTTACAATTACGATTGGACGGCGAAAGTGCTGAATTGTTCACAAACCAATTATTAGCTTTTGCTGAAAAGCAGGTCAAGGAGCAGTTAGAGAATGATCGCATGCCAATCAATCAACAGGCTTTGATGAAGAAGTTCGGCTTTACTCATGGCTACATTAAGAAGTTAGAACGCAAAGGATTAAGATTTCGTAAGCAAGGGAAAGATATTATGTACGATGTCAATGATGTTTATGAGATTTTGGAATTAGAGAAAGAAGTACGAAAATTAAGAGCATAAGGAGATAAAAATGTTTGAACCACCGATTTTAGAGCAGTTGATGGGAGTTGGAGCTTTGCTGATTGGATTTGCAGGGGCTTACCGTCATATCAAATTGCGAGAACAACGCGAGGAAGAAGAGAGGCGAGAAGAGCAAGAATTTGCGTCTATGATTATCCAAGGCTATAACCATGCATACGAACGTGGTAGAGAGGACAAATGGCAAGAAATTCGCAAGAATATTCAGCGAGAGTTTAAAGGCTTCACCTACGACAACGAACCGCCTGTAGGTTTACGCCCTGAACCTCTGGCATTGCCAGAGCCTAAAATGCACATTTTGAAGTGAGGAGGTCAGGAAATGGAAGAATTGATTGAATGGCTATTATGGCATGAGCGAGTGAATAAAGAAATGTTATCGTCTGATGAAGAAAAGTCTGACTTTGAACTATATTTAGAGGACGAGAATAGGAAAATTTTACTTATCAAAGAATACCTAAATGACTATGAAAAACTAGCTAAGGACTATCGTGATGTGGCACTTAAAAATAAGCTGCTAAAGATTGAAAAACTAGAGTTAGAAGGTAGGCACATCTATGAGGATATGCGGATGAAGTACCGTGCGAACCGTAGGAAGTGGGGGGCTCGCTATGTCTGAAATCAAGTGGATAAAAATCACAACCGATATTTTTGACGATGAAAAGATTTGCCTGATTGATGCCTTACCTGATCCTGATGCCATCTTAGTGATATGGTTCAAGATTTTGACACTTGCTGGAAAACATAACAGTAATGGTTTGCTGATGATGACTGATAAGGTTTACTATACAGATGAAATGTTAGCTACTATTTTTCGTAGACCATTGAATACAGTAAGACTGGCTATTGGAGTTTTTGAACAGTTTGGGATGATTGAGATTATCGATGGTATCATTAGCTTGCCAAATTGGGAAAAACATCAAAACGTTGACGGAATGGAGAAAATAAAGGAACAGACACGCAACCGTGTAGCCAAATACCGTAAAAAACAGAAAAATCTTGCTCTTGGTAACGTTACAGGTAACGTTACAGTAACGGACGGTAACGCACTAGAAGAAGATGAAGATAAGAATAGATTAGATAAAGATAAGAATAAGAAAAGAATAACTACTACTAATAGTAGTGGTAGTGAAGAAAATATCTTAGAACTTTTTCAATCTGAATTTCGTAGACTCTTATCTGGATTTGAGATTGAAGAAATCAATCATCTACTAAATGAGAATGATGTGGATTTAGTAAAAGAAGCGCTGAAGACTGCAATCAACTCAGGAAAGCCTAATATCAAATACATAGGTGGTATTTTAAGAAATTGGCAGATGAACAATGTCACGACTGTTGAGCAGGTTCGTCAATCAGAGAAAAAGAACAAGGATAAGAAAGAAGAACAGGAGGCTAAGGACGAATGGGGGTATTAGAACTGATTGAGCAATTCGAGATAGACTACTATCCGTTAAGCTACGAGAAGAAAACTCTTTTAGCCAACCAGCCAATTCATCAAGTGGTTGCCTGCTTGTCCGAGATGGCCAGCTGGCAGGAATGCGGAGGTCGGCTAGTATGGTAGAAAATGTATTTGAGGAAATCGCCTTATCTTATCGCAGAAATACAGAACAACAGAAAGAGCTTTGCGAAAAGCATAACATTCCTTTGATAAAGATATTGAGGACCGAGAGTGTTGTATGTCGCATGTGTGAATCCGAGCGGATTCACGAGGAAAATCAAGCAAGAGTGAATGAACTGGCTGACGCTGAGAATGAGCGAGAGAGGAAATATTATCTTGAGAAGTTTTCTCTTTATGATGAGGTTCTGAAAAATGCAACCTTGGAAAACTTTGAGACGCCTACTGAAAAAGAAGCGGAAAAGCTAGCTTTTGCAAAGAGGATTTGTCGCGAGTGGTCTGAGGGTGCTAGGAACAACATCGTGTTACAAGGAGAAGCTGGAACAGGTAAGAGCCATTTGGCTTTTGCGATGGTAAAAGCTTTATCTGAGTACACGAAAGAGATTGCTATTTTTATCAACGTAACTGACTTGCTGATGAAGATTAAAGCTGATTTTAGTCAGGAAGAGTTTCTGGTCAATAAAATTGCGAGTGCTAAGTTCTTGGTTTTGGATGATTTGGGCATGGAAAAGGATAGCGAATGGTCGTTTACTATTCTCTACAATATCCTGAATAAGCGTTCTAATACAATCATTACCACGAATTTGATTTCTGCTGATATTCAGAAAAGATATGGCAGACCCTTTATGTCCAGACTGATGAAGGGTGTGGATAAAGACCATTTGATGGTTTTCAACGATTTGACAAACAAGCGGAAGCAATATTTTTAGAACGGAGGTGGCTGATGTTTATTTTAAGACATGGGACAAGAGAGGATAAGCCGTTTCTGAGATCAGTGGTTATAGGAGTGACTGGTTTGGACATTTCATGTTCCGAGGAGAAGAAAGCCATGCGGTTTATTTCTCGGGCGGCAGCCTTACAGGTTGGCAAGGCAGTGAGGGATTCCTTTGGGAACTTTTACCCAATTGAGGTGGAGGGATGAAAGATATCAGAATACTAGATGCGTGTTGTGGCTCTCGAATGTTTTGGTTTGATAAAAAGGAACCACACACAACATACATGGATAGACGTGAAGAGGAATTTGAGATTCACAAAAAGAAAATCAATGTTAAGCCAGACATTGTTGCAGATTTTAGAGATATGCCATTTGATGATGAAACATTCAACCTTGTTGTATTTGATCCACCACACCTGCTATGGGCTGGTCAGAAATCATTCATGCGTGCGCAATATGGACAACTAGACTTGTTGACTTGGAGATTAGATTTACAACAAGGTTTTGAAGAATGTTTTAGGGTCTTGAAAACAGGGGGAACACTTATTTTCAAGTGGTCTGATGCTCAAGTAAATGTTAAGGAAATTTTGGAATTAGTCCCACAACAACCACTTTTTGGGCAACAGCGTGGGACAACTCACTGGATGGCTTTTATGAAATTTTAGGAGGTATTGATGTTAAATCTTTACTTCGTCTATAACGGGCACTGCAAGTTTTACCTTGGGACATTTGACAATGTCGATGATCTCATTGAGCAGATGGAGGACCATCAATGGGCTTTCTCGGCTATCACTCATCCAAGATTTCAGAAGCACATTGGTCAGCGGACGACACGGTTTGACTACGGTGCTAAGGATTGTTATTATTTAGCGACTTTTTCAGGAGGAGAAGAAAATGATTGAACTTATTAAAGAATTTGGAATGGCTATTCTGTGGTTATTTCTCGGCTACTTAGTTGGGGAACGTGCAGCAAGAAAGGAAAAGAAAGATGATCAATAATGTTACGTTAGTGGGGCGCTTGACGAAAGACCCTGAATTAAAATATACGCCGTCGAATGTGGCGGTTGCTACCTTTACTCTGGCGGTCAATCGGAATTTCAAGGGAGCGAACGGCGAGCGAGAGGCGGACTTCATCAACTGCATGATGTGGCGCAAGCAGGCGGAGTTGTTTGCGGAATGGTGCAAGAAGGGTAATCTGGTCGGCGTGACGGGTCGCATCCAGACAAGAAACTATGAGAATCAGGAGGGGCGCAGGGTCTATCTGACTGAGGTTGTCGCAGAGAATTTCGAGCGACTTGAAAAGCGTGATGATACTGCTAACCGTTCGAATATTGAGGAACAAATGCCAGGATACGCCCTTGAGGAAGATGATTTTCCGTTTTAGTGGGAGGTGTTTGGTTGAAGTATGACAAACAGGCTGAGATTGAAGGACTGAAACGCACAATCGAGCAAAACGAAGAGAAGATAATCGAGTATTCGAAACCGTGCGATGCACGCAAGAGACGGATTAGAGCGCTGGAGCGCGATTTGTTGAAGAAAAAGAATAAAGAATTAAGACAGAAAGTAGAGGAGTTGGAAGATGATGGAAGAGTTAAAGCAAAAAGTTAATGCAGTATACAACTGGACGGTAGAAGACGGGAAGCCCAAACCTCCCAAGCAAGATTTACCACAAGCAGTGAAAGACCGGGCGGACTATTTTTGGGAAATGGCAGAAGATGGTATGACATTTATAGGAGCGATGGAATGCATCTTCGCTGATGAAAAGCCTACAGACTATGATTTGGGAACTACTAAGGATTGGTTGCCAAAATCTAAGGAGTTTGATGATTGGGTTGGCTATTCGCCAAGCATGGCTCAGATAGTTATTGCAGTTTATTTGATTTATGGAGGAAACTAAGATGAATAAGCAGGAATTGATTAAGAAGTATGAAGAATATGAAAATGGTTTATTTGATATTGGAGCAAGGGCAGCTTGTCAGCTGTTTTTAAAAGACTTGGAACAACTAGACGAACCAGAAAAAGCCAAAGTTCCGCAGTTTGTGGCGGATTGGATTGAGGAGGCTAAAAAATCTTGTGAAACAGTAGTTGAATTTTTTGGTTATAAGTTCTCGAATATTGAAATGATTAAATACCTTAAAAATAAAGAACGAATTAATTTGGTTGCTCGCGCTTGGCTTGACGGCTACGAGGTCGAGGAAGAGGAGCGGTATACAGTAGTGACGAAAGCAACAAAACAACCGCTATATTATAATGCTATGGATAAGAAACTATTCTTCTCTATGGGCGGACTAGCTACAAATTTTACTCGCAAACAACTAGAAGAAGCTGGTTTCGGCTGGGTATTTGATTGTGAGGGTGTTGAAGTTGAGGAGGTTGAGTGATGGAAGAAATGAAAAGAGAGTTTGCAGGTAAATTGTACAGAAAAGCTTGTGAAATTGCAGAGTTTTATGAAGAGCAAATGGATAGTGAAGACGATGACGAAGTATTTGATATTGAAGAGTGTCTGGTGGAGTTATGTCAGCTAGTTTTTGATGAAATGATTTTTTGTCAAGCAGCAGTATCGATGACATACTTCGCAACATTGCCAACAGACAATCCTCATATTATGAGTGAAGCAAGAAAAGAATTGCCTTTTAAACCACAGCAGGAGGTCACAGATTGAAACGATTCATAGCTATCTGGATTCTTCTATCTGCTGGACTAAACATCTGGCAGATGGACAGGATTCGAGATTTGGAAGAAAAGAAGCCGATGGTTGTCTATAAGGCTGATAACGCAGGCGCAGAGATATTTGGCAAGGTCGTCGAGAAAGGACGACATGGGAAGTTGTATACAGTGACTATCAGAGATTATGGGATTTTCGTAGTTACGAAAGAGAAGTTTGAGAAGATTAGAGTAGGGGATGAGGTGTTACTATGAACACAATAGACAAAGTCAAACAATGGTTTATTGACCGTGATTTAGAAAACGGTGGACGGCTGGACAAGCAGTCATTAAAACTAAGTGAGGAGTTCGGCGAACTATGCGCAGGTTATCTCAAGAAGAATGAGCAACTGACTAAGGACAGTATTGGAGATTGCGCAGTCGTGATTGTCGGTCTGGCGTTGCTGATTGAGGTAGACGTGCAGGAAATATTTGATGATTCTATAGTGATTTTTGAAGAAGATGTGCCTGATTATTTTAAAGATTTAAATAAAAATATCAGCTGCTTTCAAAGGTTCTACAGTTGGGAAGAGAAATCTATGTGTAAGATGTATCTATCATTTTCCATTGATTCGTTAAAATCAATCAGTAATGCTCTCGGTTATGATTTCGAAGAATGTTTTGAACTGGCATACCAAAAAATTAAAGACCGAAAAGGTCGCTGGATTGATGGTACGTTTGTGGAAGAGGAGGATTTGAGATGATACCAAGATATAGAGCGTGGAAAAAAGCAGGGAAAGAATTAGGAAGAGTCGGACAAATAACATTTGAACTTGACGGGAGCGTATCTCATGTACTTTTCAAAGGTAAATTTCTAGATTTTAATGTACCGATAAACGAAATCGAACTCATGCAATCAACAGGACTCAAGGACAAGAACGGCAAGGAGGTTTTTGTCGGAGATATTATCAAATGCACAAGAGGATGCCTTCACGAAGTCTATATAGAAAAAGAATATGGCGGTACGTATTGTGGAGGAATGCCAGCTGTATACCTAAAAGACTTGAGAGAAGGATATGCGTGGACTGAGCATGAAGAAATCATCGGCAACATCTACGAAAACCCAGATCTTTTGGAGGATAAATAATGAACGAGGAGATGGAACATGAGAATTAAAACATCAATGGGAACAATCATCAATGTTGACAGGATAAAGCGCAGTATCACAGTTGAGGGCGTTGAATTGGGCTCAGATTGTCGCGCTTTAGTGTCTAAACACAAAGATGGTACAGGTACAATAACACTAGTTTTTGATGGGAAAATAATTTGAAAGTGTGATCACGAATAAAGAATAAAATAAAAAAGCCAGCACAGCTGACTCCTTTGTGATATACCCAATAAAAATATTATATCATAAAGGAGCTATGTTGTGAGGTTATTAAAAAAGGTTGACGTGCAATTCACCAAGAAAAATGTCTATGACGTTCTAGAGAGTTATCGCTCGTATGTCCGAATGGCAGGCGCTGAGTATTTGCCTAAAATCACAACGACCTACTCATTTGAACCAAAGACATTTACTGGTAAGAACACAGCAACAGAGAATATGGTTATCGAGCATGTGGATGCAGAAGCAGAAGTTCTGGAGATTGAGAGAGCAGTAAACTGCATTATGGATCCATATGTTCGGCAGGTAATTGCAAAGAAGTACATGGATATGAAAATCCAATTATCAGACAAGGCTATCTATATGGACTTAGGATATTCTGAGAGTGAGTTCTATCGCATGCTTAGTAGAGGTGCTTTGGAATTTGCGGAAGCCTATCGAAAAGGTAAGTTGATTGTCTTTCGTAAATTTTTGGGAGATATTTGCAAGTAAATTGCTAGGAAATGGCTTATTTTACATGGTAGAATAGTATTGTCAAGTGATAGGTTATTTGACGTCTCTTTTATATTTTTCATTTTATTTCCGAGGCTTCGGCCTCACATGGCGGTGACAGGCGTAAAGTGATTTTCTCTCCAATGTATTTTCAAACTTTTCGGTTCGATTCCGAACATCGCCGTTAAAGACTACAAAAAATAAAAATAGAAAATTAAAAAGATTGTACACACGCAAGGTAGTAGTCACCTTGCAGAAAGGTCGCACATCGTGTGGCTTTTTTTGATTATTTGAAAGGTGGTGATGGAAAATTGAATGAATTGACGATAAAACAAAAGAGATTCGCAGATGAGTACATCATCTCAGGTAATGCGACGGAAGCTTATAAGAAAGCAGGTTATCGTGCTTCTAGTGATAGAGTGGCAGGTGTCGAAGGACACAAATTACTAAAGAACCCTAAGATTAAAAGCTATATAGATGAGCGACTGAAACAGCTTGATTCTGAGAAAATTGCAGATCAGCAAGAAGTCCTTAGTTATCTAACCTCAGTAATGCGAGGAGAGACGCAAGAGCAAACTCTATGCAGTATCGGAGAGCTAGGGCAACAAGTAATTGATATCGATGTCGGAGCGAAGGATAGAATCAAGGCAGCCGAACTCTTAGGAAAACGTCATAGGCTTTGGACAGACAAGGTAGAGGCTGATGTTTCTGGAACGGTGGTGTTTGCGAATGAGTCAGACATACCAGATTAAACAGAATGATATTGTTGTTGACCTACCAAAAACAATAGGCGTTGGGTACGGACAGTTCTGGCGTTCAAGAAATCTTTATCGTGTAGTCAAAGGGTCCCGTGGTTCGAAGAAGTCCAAGACAACCGCTTTGAATTATGTTATCCGTCTTTTGAAATATCCTTGGGCTAACTTGCTTGTTATTCGTAGATACTCGAATACAAATAAGCAATCGACCTATACGGATTTTAAGTGGGCGTGTAATGTATTAGGTGTGACTCATTTATTTAAATTTAACGAGTCTTTGCCCGAAATAACTATAAAAGCGACTGGGCAAAAGATTCTGTTCCGTGGTTTGGATGATGAACTAAAAATCACATCTATTACAGTTGACGTTGGTATTCTTTGTTGGGCTTGGTTTAACATATCAGACCAAGTAAAACCTCTTGAATTCATGGGAAACCCTAACGTAAAGACGAGGGCAATCATGAGCGAAGTTTAATTGATATTTTTAGTCGGAAATGGTATAATAAGGTTATCAAATAACAAAAGATAAGAAGGTTATATCATGGAATGGAAAGATGTAAAAGGCTATGAAGGTTTATATCAAGTAAGCGACCAAGGAGATGTAAAATCTTTAAGGAAGCAATCTGGAACGTGTTATAGAAAAGAACGTATCCTATCTAAGAACCGTCTTACTAAAGATGGTTATAATCAAGTAAGATTAGCAAAAGACGGGGTGCAAAAAGATTTTCGAGTAAATCGTTTGATAGCACAAGCCTTTATACCTAATCCAGAAAACAAACCGACAGTAAATCACAAAAACGGAAACAAATTAGATAATCGTGTTGAAAATCTAGAATGGATGACACGAGAAGAAAACATGCAACACGCCTATGATAATGGATTAAAAAAACCTACACGAGGTCCTTTTAATGCACAGGCTAAGTTATCCGAAAGTGATGTTAGATATATAAGAAAACACTACAAGCGACAAGATAAAACGTTTGGGACTGTAGGTCTTGCTAAAAAGTTCGGGACCTCACCTAGAGTTATTGGTCTTATCGTTCGAGGTTTATCTTATAAGAATGTTGATTAAAAACGTGCAACGACTATCGAAACAAAGAAAAGACGTCTTTAAGATGTCTTTTTTTAATGGAGTAGAGTAGGGTTCAAGTGAACCCGAAGCGGGAGGTACTCTTTGCAAAAAGAGTAATGATATAGTCTGAACTCTATAGAAATATAGAGAGAATATATGGAAACGATATATTCGTAACAAATTGTGAAGAAGCGTATCAAATTGAGACTGAAGATAAATTTAGTACAGTAGTTGAGTCAATCCGCGGTAGCCTAGACGTACCTGATTTCTTTAAACAGATTACAATTACGTTTAACCCGTGGAATGAAAGGCACTGGCTCAAGCGTGTCTTCTTTGATGAAGATACGAGACGAGCTGATACATTCGCTACTACGACTACTTATAAATGCAACGAGTGGCTGGATGAAGTCGATATCAAGCGTTATGAGGATTTGTATCATACGAATCCAAGACGGGCTAGAATCGTTTGTGATGGTGAGTGGGGAGTTGCTGAAGGTTTAATCTACGAGAACGTGACTGTCAAGGATTTCGATAAGGATGAATTGCTACGAGATTCAGCAAATAAATTATGTATCGGTCTTGACTTTGGTTTCACTCACGATCCAACTGCTTTGTGTTGTTCATTGATAAATGATACGACGAAAGAGATTTATGTCTTTGACGAAGCATATAAAGTTGGATTGATTACTAAAGAAGTTGCGAAGATGATAAAAGACAAAGGGTATCATCGCTCGACAATCATCGCAGATAGCGCAGAGTCACGGCTGATTGAAGAGCTCAGGTCAGAGCATGGAATATCTCGAATTAAAGAGAGTCGGAAAGGTAAGGATAGTATCATGGCAGGCGTGTCCAAATTACAAGGATACGCTATTTATGTGCATCCGAATTGTAAAAACATCATGGATGAATTTTATAGCTATTGTTATCAACAAGACAAAGAAGGTAATTGGTTGAATAAACCAGAGGATAAAAACAACCACTTGATGGATGCTTTGCGATATAGCCTTCAATGTATCGAAGGTGGGAAAGCAACCGTCCGCAGACGTTCTGATTATGGTCTATAGAGAGGAAAGACATGTACGAACATTTAACTTATCCAAGAGATGGATATGATGAGGGTTCTTTGAAGAAAGACCTGATTTACAAATTGATAACGAAACATAGCACTGAAGGCTCGCATTTGAAGAAGCTTAAAAGCTACTACATGGGCGAGCATGCTATCTTAAATCACAAGAGACGCAACGTAAACGCACCGAATTACAAGACGGTAGCCAATCATGCCAAGGATATCGCAGACACGGCTACAGGCTATTTTATGGGCAATCCTATCAAGTACAATAACACTGCTGAAGGTGACATCGATGAACTACTTACAGCCTTTGATGGCGCTGAGATTGACCAAGTAGATGCGCAGAATGCTTTGAACATGGCTATCTATGGTCGTGCTTATGAGTACATCTATGCTAAAGAGGGATTGACTGAATTGGACTCAACTAGTATTGATCCAGAGAATACCTTCATGGTCTATGATGATAGCATTGAGCGTAAGCCATTGTTTGCGGTCTACTACTATCAAGTCAAGGATGATACGAAAGACACTACTAAGTACCAGGCAGAGGTCTTTACTGAAAATCTGCACTATCACATGGTGCTGAGAAGTATAGATTCAGGAACATCTCAGAATGAGCAAGTAGAGCCTCACAATCTTGGTCAAATCCCGATTATTGAGTATCGCAACAATCACTTTGCGATTGGCGACTACGAGCAACAGATTAGCTTGATAGACGCTTATAATTCTTTGATGGGTAACCGTGTCAATGACAAGGAACAGGCAGTAGAGTCTATCCTAGTCTTGTATGGTACACAGTTAGCAGACACTCCAGAAGACGCTAAGGTAGCGATGAAGATTCTTTCTGAAGAAGGTCTTTTGGAATTGCCGGGCGATAGTGCAAGAGCTGAGTTCTTGAAGAACACGCTGGATGAAAGTGCTACTGAAATCTTGCGCACAGCTCTGAAAGAGGATATCTACACATTTAGCCATGTGCCTAACTTGACTGATGAGAATTTCGCAGGGAATACATCTGGCGTAGCCATGGAATTTAAGCTGATGGGCCTTGAGATGATTACCAAGACCAAAGAAGCGAATTACAAGCGTGGATTGCGTCAGCGTATTGCGATTTTTGCTCATTACCTAGGTATGAAGCAGATTGCACTAGAGTCTCATTCAATCGTTCCACAGTTTAGCCGCGGTTTGCCTAAGAACTTACTAGAAATCTCTCAGATTGTGAACAACTTGGAAGGCAAAGTGACCAATAGGCAGCTTATTTCTCTCTTGCCGTTTGTGGAAGACCCTGACGCTGAGCTGGAAGCCTTGGAAGAAGAGAAAAAGAAGAACATGGAAAGAATGCCGATGTTCAACCAAGACAATACGAAACCCGAAGATGAGGTAGCAGATGAAGAATCAGGAGTACTGGGCGAAGAGGAAAGCCAATCTGATTTACCAGCAGATGGACAAGGCCGAAAAGCAGGCAGACAAGTTCGATAAGGTCTATCAGGAAGCTAAGACTTACTTGGATAAGGAAATCAATAAGATTTTTGATAAGTTCCAACGGGATTATGGCTTAAGTCAGGTAGATGCTAGACAAATCTTGAAGAACATGAAAGACAAGAAAGACCTGAATGAACTTCGTAAGGTGCTTGAAGCAAGACCGAATGATCCAAATATCCAAAGGTTACTAGCTGACTTAGACAGCCCAGCTTATTCTTTTCGTATGAAACGCTTAGAGCGTTTGAGCGACGATTTAGATCGTATGCGTGAATCTATCTATCATTCAGAGAAGACAGGCTCAGATGCCTTTTATAGCGACTTTATGAAGGATAGTTACTACAAGGCTACCTTTGACCTGCAACAGCAGACAGGGCTAGCATACGGCTTTTCTGGGCTTCCTGAGAGCGAGATAAAACATCTGCAGTCTTTTAGTTGGGTAGGAGATGGAAGTACGTACTCAACAAACATCTGGAAGAATACAGGAAAGCTTACTTCCAGCATAAAAGATGAACTGCTCATGAGCCTCATGACAGGGCGAGATACACGAGAAACTGCACAAGCAATTGCTGAGAGGTTCAATGTGGGTCAGAATGATGCAAGGCGTTTGGTTCGGACGGAATCAGCCTTCTTTCATAATCAGATGGAACTACTCAGCTATGAAGAAGCAGACATAGAAAAGTATATCTTTGTGGCCGTCTTAGACAAGCGTACATCACGCATTTGTCAGGAGCATGATAATCAGGTCTATGATAGGGATAAAGCAACTCCTGGTGTCAATTGTCCGCCTATGCACCCATGGTGTAGGTCTACTACTGTCGGATACGATGAGGACGCAGATTACAGCAAGCTGAAGCGCAGAGCAAGGAATCCTAAGACTGGTAAAGTCGAGTATGTGCCTGCTGATATGACTTATAAAGAGTGGTATAGCAAGTATGTTGCGAAAGACGGGGAAAAGGTGTATAATCAGGGTATGGATAGAAATAAAGATCCTGATAAGCGCCGACCGGTTAATATCACTAAACAAAAAGAACTACTAAGAGATTTTAAAGAGTCAGGTGGTTTTGTATGGCAAGATGACCAAGCAGCTTCCTACTTGAAAAATCGAGGAGTGGATGCCTGTTGCTTGGATCATGACATGATTGTTTTACAAAAAAAGCCTCTGATATCAGAAATATTAGAGGAACTATTTCATGCTAAACAATTTAAAGATGGCTTGATTACAGATAGTCGAGAGAGTCAATTGTTAGCAGAAATAGAAGCTCAAGAGTATTTAATCTCCGTGGCATCGAAATTTGATATTCCAAAATCTGAGCAGAGACAGACAAGGATGGCTTTAGAATTTTATAAACAAGAACTAAAGGAGTTGAAAAAACATGAAAAATAAGATAATTGATGTTTTTAAAGTAGCAAATCGTCTTGTTTCGATTACTGTTGAAAACCCTGACCTTTCTGAATTGAGAGTTAATCAGTTTGTAAAAATAGGGGGGAAAGAATATAGAGTTCACAGTATTCCACTTTTCCATTCAAATCCACCTAAGTCTATCTTAGAACGAGATACTTTTACAATCGATTATACAGATGACGAATTGGTTGATAAAGAAGTATTATTTAGCTAATTACCAAAGCACCTAGAGAAATCTAAGTGCTTTTCTTATGCTTTGAAAGGAGCGAGAAATGAAATACCGTAAAAAGCCAGTAGTGGTTGAAGCCGTGCAGTTTTTAGATACAGAAGAAGCTATAGATGAGCTATGTGATTTTGGATTAGATCCAGTACGGATTGATTACGCAGACTTAAAAAATCCTCTTTTAAAAATCGAAACGCTTGAAGGATTGATGATTGCGACAGAAGGGGATTACATTATTAAAGGAGTTCAGGGCGAGTACTATCCATGCAAACCTGACATTTTTAAAGAAACATACGAAAAAGTAGAGGAGTAAAGACATGTTTATATGGGATTGGGTATCAATCGCCTTTGGGTGGTTGGTATTTTTGTTTTTGATTCTGTTTATCATAGCATTTGTAAAACAAGTAATTAAAGAAATTAAAAAATAACTTAACCGTATGGAATCCCGTACGGTTTTAATATTGTCCAAACTGTGCCGATGACATTAAAAGCTGTACTGTTCCGTCGCCGGACGTAAAGCGAGATTATCGAGTGGCGACGTAATCGCTGGAGGACAATTATGTCAGAAGAAATCAATGCAACTGTATCTACTGAATCAACTGAGACTGTCGACACTCAAGAAAATGTTGATACAGTGCAGGAAGAAAAGCACGAACGAACTTTCACTCGTGCTGAAATCGGTAAGATGCTATCTGCCGAGCGCTCTAAATGGGAAGCTGAGCAAGAAGCCAAAGAAAACGAAGCTAAGAAACTTGCCAAGATGAACGCTGACGAAAAACAGAAATATCAGTTGGATCAGCGTGAGCAAGAATTAGCTGACCGTGAAAAGGCTATTGCTCGCAAGGAATTGACCGCAGAAGCTAAAGCAATGCTAAGTGAACGTGACTTGCCTGTTGAGTTAGTGAATGTAGTTGATTTGACAAGCGCAGAGACGGTATCGCAGTCTGTCGCTGTATTGCAGAAATCATGGGAACAAGCCGTACAAAAAGGCGTACAAGAAAAGCTAAAAGGCGGAGCTCCAATGAAGCAAGCACCAGTCGATAGTGACGGTATCACAAAAGAAGAATTTGCTCGTATGGGTTATCAGAGTCGAAATGAACTCTATCAAAATAACCCAGAACTCTATAAGAAATTGAAAGGTTAAAATAAATGACAGCAGGACAAACTAAATTAGCCACTATGGTTAATCCAGAAGTAATGGCGGATATGGTTTCCGCTAAACTACCTAAATTGATTAAATTCACTCCACTTGCTTATGTGGAAACAGCACTCCAAGGTCAACCGGGGAACACTCTGACAGTTCCAGCATGGGAGTATGCAGGAGATGCGACTGAGGTTGGAGAAGGTCAAGCTATTTCTCCAGACCAATTGACTACTAAAAAGACTACTATGACCATCAAAAAGGCTGCTAAAGGTTATGAAATCACCGATGAAGCCCTTTTGTCAGGTCTTGGTGATCCACTAGGACAAGCGACTTACCAGCTTGGTTTGGCTATTGCTAACAAGATTGATGATGATTTGGTCGCAGTAGCTAAAACTGCAACACAGCACGTTGCAGAAGCTCCAACAACAGGAGCAGCTCTTGATAAAGCACTTGCTATTTTTGACGATGAAGAAGATGCAAAATATGTAGCTCTTATCAATCCAGCAGATGCCATTGATTTGCGTGCTAACACTGTGAAAGAATGGATTTCAGGCACAGAAGTAGGAGCGAATACAGTTGTTTCTGGTACATTTGGAGAAACACGAGGTGTTCAAATCGTGCGTACTAAGAAAGTTGAAAAGGGTAAAGGCTTTATCGTCAAAGTCTCTCCTAGTCAGACTCAGACAGACGATGCCAACAAATACGGTGCGTTTGTTATCATGCTAAAACGTGATGTGGCTATCGAAACAGACCGTGACATCCTTAAAAAGACAACGGTTATCACTGGTGATGAACACTATGGTGTTTACCTATACGACCCTACACGAGTTGTAAAATTCGGTGAGTAAGAGGTGGCGATATGAGCTTATTGCTACGACGTCATTATATACAAGAGGAGCAGGTTAGCCAGTATTCTGATTTAGAGAATAAGACTCTAGAAGAGTTGAAGAATCTAGCCAAAGAAGCTGGCATAGCTGGCGCCTATAAGTTATCAAAAGCCGAAATTGTAGAGGTGTTGGAGGATTTAAAAAGTGAAATTTAAAATCAAACAAGATTTCTACGATTGGAAATTAAATGTGAAACGACTGGTAGGAGAGGAACTTGAGATTACTGAGGAGCGCTATGCCGAGCTGGCTGACAATTTTGCCAGCAATGGTGTCGCTATCTCAGATGTTCTTGAGGAAATCCTCCCTGAACATGAGTTTTTAGAAGAGGATTGATATGTCTATAGAGTTGCTGAAGAAATTAACAGGCGAAGAAGATACTCAGCTTCTCATGTTGCTCCAAACGAGGGCTACAAATCTTATCTTGTCAGAGACTAATCGCACATCTTTGACACCAGCTTTAAGTCTCTTAATACCTGAGGTTGCTATCGAGCTCCACAACCGCTCAGGAGCGGAAGGAGAGCACTCTAGAACCGAAGGTGGTATAGCAGTAGTCTACGGAGAAAACGGCCTGTCTACGGGCCTTTTACAGCGTATACGCATGCACAGACTAGCAAGGGTGGCAGGCCATGTTTTTGAAGCAGAGTAGACTGAAACCCTATCCAATGCGACGGTTTGAAAAGACTGTCACAGAGGAAGGTGTCGTAAAAGAAGGGTATGCCAAGGAAGCTGAGACAGTCCGTCTTGAATTGTGGCCGGCTAGTAGCAAGTTACAATCTGAGCTGTATGGTGAGCGTGTCAATGATATTTTGAACGCAAATACCAACAAGTCAGCTACAATCAAAGTGAAAGATGGTGTGTGTATCGATAGCTCGACGGAAGTGACTCACAGGGTTATTTCTAAAAAGGTCTACACACATCATCAAGTTTTGGAGTTAGAGCGTGTCAGAGCTACTAGGGGCAGATAGGCTCATAGCTAAGTTCAGAAAGTTGTCAGATGTTGCGCAACGAGATATTGTTTCAAAGGCGGTTCATCATGCAGCCAAAACTATTGTTCAAGCCGATGCTAAAAGACTTGCACCAGGCAACAATGGAGAACTTAGAAATAGTATCAAGACTAGGGTTAAAATGGACGGAGATAAGGCTATAGCAGAGGTTTATACCAATCTGCACTACGCTCCTTACGTTGAGTTTGGAACAGGGCCCAAGGGTCAGGCTAGCCATTCTGGTATTTCTCCAGAGGTCAGCGTGTCTTATCGGTCTAGCCCGTGGTATGTGCATGAAGACCAGATAGATATAGGACCTTACCACTTTCAAAAAATTGGGGAGTTCTACAAGATGTATGGTCAACCTGCCCAGCCTTATCTTTATCCAGCTTTGAGAGACAATCAAGAGCGTGTGTCTAAGAACATTTCGAATTATGTCCGTAGAAAGATAAGAGAACAAATAAAATGATCAATATCAAGCCTGTTATTTATAAAGAATTGCAAAAGGTCGCAGATAATGTGACTGATACTTATCCTAGCGATTGGGAGACTTTCCCAGTCGTTATTTTTTTAGAAGAACAAAACAAGCCGGGTGATTGGTTTGACGACAAGGAACAAAAATCATCTATCCGCTATAAGGTGGATATCTTTGATGATACAAGCACCAGTGAGTTAGCTGTTAAAATCAATCAGATTTTTGAGTCTTTAGGTTTGAGAAGAACCGACTGCCAAGACGTGCCAGACCCGTCTCATTTGAGACACAAGGTCATGCGTTTTGAAGGTGTCGTTGACTTACACTCAGAGCTTGTTTTTCAATTTAGAATGGAGAATTAAACATGTTAGCAAATGGAATTACGCTTTCTTATAGCAAAACAAAAGGTAGCTATATTAAGCTTGTTGGATTGAAAGAAGTACCAGAATTTGGTATTGAACCTGAAAAAGTAGAGAATACTACTCTTGAAGATAAAGTTAAGAAGTATGAGTTCGGTATCGGTGATGCAGGGGAATTGGAATACAAATTCTCTTACAAGAACGACGGAGAAACTGCACCTTATCGTGTATTGCGTAAAGCGGCAGACAATAAGGAAAAACTCTTCTTTGAACAGACTTACCCAGATAACACGAAAGTGCATTTTGAAGGTCAAGTATCTGTTAAACTTGGCGGTGGCGGTGTCAATGCCGTTATCGAGTTCACCCTTAAAATTGCGTTGCAGTCAGAGTTGGAATTTACAGACGGTCTTGGAGGTTAATTAAATGGCACTACCTTACTCAATTTGGAAGATTAACGATGAGAAAGAGTTGAAACTACGACTTTCATCTCATCAAGCGGCAAAAGTTGAAGAAAAAATCGGTATGAACTTACTGAAAATTTTTATGCCTGAGGCTGGCGAAGAGTTTCCTTTGCCTCCTTTGAAAGTTGTATTGCTCTTGATTCATGGAGCCTTGCAAAAGTATGAGAATGGGTATTCTCTTGAGGATGTCTATGATTTATACGATGAATACGTGGATAACGGTGGAGACCAAACAACCTTCATGACAGAGGTTTTAATGCCGCTATTTGAAGTATCGGGTTTTACTCCACGAGGAAGCAAGGACAAGAAAACTTCCAAGAAGAAAATGACAGTAGTCGAGTAATCTTGACGGTAACGCAGATTATTGAGAGGCTTTATCCTATGTTTTTGGACATTGGGGGTAAGCCTCTTGATTTTTGGGATTTAACGGTGCTTGAAATCAGGGAAATGATTGAAAGCTACAACCGTGTTAAAACCCAAGAGCGTAAAGAAAAGATTATTGACTCATACAGACTGTCTCAGATGATTTCCAATCACGTTTCTTTATTGTTATCCAAAGATGCTAAGGTCTTTGAGTTCTGGGAGTATGCGCCTGAATTGTTTGTGGAAGAACAGCAAGCGGTAGAACAAGAACGACAAAGACAAGCACTTTTGTTGCATAAGCAACAGATGCGTGAATTTGCAGAAAGACACAATCGCAAAAGAAAGGAGGAAATGAATGGCAACTCTTGATGAATTGAAGGTCATGATTGACGCTGAGATAGCGCCTTTCAGGAAGAAGATGAAAGAAGTCGAGAATCAGGTCAAGGGGACATCTGACCAAGTGAAGAATGCCACTGCCAAAGTTCGTGAACAGTCGAACTCTATCGGTAGTGCGTTTGGCAAGCTAGCCAAGTTCGCTGGCTTTGCAATCCTTGGTAAGAAATTGCTTGATGTTGGGATGTATTCAGCGCAGACAGCTCTTGAAGTATCAGCGTCTATGAACCAAATCAAGCGACAGATGGGCGAGAGTTCGCAATCTTTCTTAAAATGGGTTAACGATAATGCCAACGCTATGAACATGGGTGTGGGTGAGGCTACCAACTACGGTGCAGTCTACTCAAACCTATTTTCTGGATTCATCAAAGATACCAACAAGTTAAGCGCCTATACTGCTAAGATGTTGCAGACCTCAGCAGTTGTTGCTGAAGGCTCAGGGCGTAGCATTACAGACGTTATGGAGCGGATTCGCTCAGGTTTGCTAGGGAACACCGAAGCAATTGAGGACCTAGGAATCAACGTTGGAGTTGCTATGATTGAGTCTACGGAAGCCTTTAAGAAGTTCGCAAACGGGCAAAGTTGGCAACAGTTGGATTACCAAACCCAGCAACAAATCCGTCTTATGGCTATCCTAGAGCAAGCTACAGCTAAGTATGGGAATACCTTGTCCAATTCTGTAAATGGTCGTATCAGCCTATTTAAGTCGCTGATGAAAGATAGTGCATTGAATTTGGGTAATGCTATGTTACCGATTATCAATGCGATCATGCCTGTCTTGAACTCTTTTGCTATGGTCTTGAAGAACGTTACGGCAAAACTTGCAGAGTTTATCGCTTTAATGTTCAACAAGAAAGCAACAGTGAAAGATGGTGTCGGTGGAGCAGTTGGAGACATGGGTAACGCCATGAAAGACGCTGCAGGAGGAGCAGGAGACCTTGCTGACGCAGTAGATGACGCTGGAGATTCAGCAGGAGGACTTGCTGATAACCTTGGAGACTCAGCCAAAAACGCTAAGAAGGCCGCTAAAGAGTTGCTTGGTCTGATGGGATTTGATGAGATTAACATCTTGCAAAAACCAAAAGACGACGATGCAGGCGGTTCTGGCGGTGGAGGCGGTGGCGGAGGTAAAGGTGGTAAAGGAAAGGGAGGCGGACCTTTCAAAGACATCTTGCCAGAAGTCGAGTTGACCGACATGGGTAACCAGTTCAAGAGCATTTTTGACGGGCTAGGAGACAAGCTTAAAGGGTTGTTTGACCTCTTCAAAAAAGGTTTTGATGCAGCATTTAGACCGGAAGGTTTAGAGCGTATCAAAGCTGCTTTAGAACGAATCAAGAAAACTCTTGAAGAAATTGCTACTGATCCAAGGGTTGTAAATGCCTTTAACCGCATGACCGACAAAATTGCTTATGCTTTGGGCCAAATTGCTGGTTCGTTAGCTACTATCGGAGTTGGTATTGGTGTACTCCTTACCGAAAGTATTGCAAACGGCCTTGAAAGGCAGAAAGAACGCATTATCAGGGCGTTAGTCGCTTTGTTTGATAATGTTGGTAACATTGCAGAGGCTGTAGGAAACATCGCTCAGGCCTTTTCTAGTGCTTTCTACGACGTTATTACTTCAACCGGTGCGATTCGTATCGGTAGCGCTATTGTGTCAACTCTATTAAGCTTGACATCTACCATTGTTGAAGTCGGTAGCAAATTAGCAGGAAGTCTGTTTAAAGGATTTGAAAAAGTCGTTGTGACAAGCGCTCCTAAAATTTCATCAATGCTTCAAAGTCTTTTGGACATTGTAGCTCCAATATTTGAAACTATTGAGAGTGTTGTTGATAAGTTTGGCGATGGGTTGAGTAGTGCCTACGATGAACATGTAGCCCCTGCTATTGACTCTATTGCTAATGCTTTTAACGGACTAATCGACATTATTCAAATACTTTGGGAAGGAAGTTGGAAGCCTTTTGCAGAGTTCTTGTCTAATACGTTCGGTATAAGTATTGAAACAGTCGCTGATTTATTAGGCGGTATCATACTAGAGGCATTGAAGTTACTAGCTGATACAATCAAGCTGGTAGCCGATGGTTTTACTGCTTTTTCTGATTGGTGTAAAGAAAATAAAGAGATTATCTCCACAATCGCTAATGTGATTGGTACGCTTGCAACCGTGTGGCAAGGAATTAAGTTCTTGTCTTGGGCTGAACAAGCTGGAGGACTTGCAGGAGCATTCGAATTATTAAGTGGCAAGGTTTCCTTTATTGTTAGCGGAATTAAAAATATTGGACTAGCTTTGAAAGCTTTGACATTTGATAAATTGGTTAGCTTCGGAGAAACCATCTACTTGAATGCGTTGTATGCAAAAGACTTTGTGGTCAATTCAGGTAAATTGATTGTAGAGTTAGGAAAAACCGCTCTAGAACTTGGTAAATCAGCACTAGCTTGGGGTGTTCATGCAGCACAAATGGGACTTGCAGCAGCAGCGGAAATCGCTCAATCGGTTGCAGCAGGAGTTGCAGCAGCCGCAACATGGGCACTAAATGGAGCTATTGCAGTCTTGACCAGCCCGATTACCTTGGTTATTGCTGCTATTGCAGCCTTGATTGCTATCGGTGTCTTACTCTACCAAAACTGGGATACTGTTGTCGAGTTCGCTAAAACAGCATGGCAAGGACTATGTGATTTTATCAGTGGTATTTGTCAAGCGATTGGCGAATTTTTTAGCGGTCTATGGACGAAGCTACAAGAAATCTTTGAGCCAATAGGTCAATGGTTTGGCGAGAAGTTCCAGCAAGCATGGGACGCCATTGTGAACATCTTCTCTGGTATCGGAGAGTGGTTCTCTGGTGTATTTCAAGGTGCGTGGGACGCTATCGTTAATATCTTCACACCAATCGGCTCATGGTTCGGACAACGTTGGGCGGATGTGACTAGTGCTTTGGCTAATATCGGTGCATGGTTTACGGATATGTTCCAAAAAGCATGGACTGGTCTAACCAATATCTTTAGCAAACTAGGTTCTTGGTTTGGCGAAAGATGGAACGATGTTACAAGTGCGCTTTCCAGCGTTTCAAACTGGTTTGGTGAGATGTTCACTAATGCTTACAACGCTGTAAAAGATGCTTTTAGTTCTATCGGTGACTTCTTTAGTGGCGTTTGGGATACTGTTAAAAGTATCTTCGTTAATGCTGGTCAAATGGTCGGTGAGGCAGTAGGTGGAGCATTTAAAAGCGCAGTCAATGCGGTTCTTGACACTATTGAGAATGTGGTTAATGGATTTATCGGCATGATTAATGGTGTTTTAGATGTTGTCAGAAACTTACCTGGTCTCGGATGGATTGGGAGTGTAAGCACAGTTAGCCTCCCACGTCTTGCTCGTGGTGGTATCGTTGATAGCCCAACAATCGCCATGATTGGTGAAGCTGGTAAAGAAGCGGTCGTACCACTTGAAAATACAGGCTTTATCCAAACATTGGGACGAGTTGTCAGCAGTGCGGTAGTAAATGCCATGGCTGGTGTTGGTCCGCAAGGTGGATTTTCTGGCGATGGCGACATCGTTATCCAAATCGCAGGCCATGAGTTCGGACGGGTAGCAATCCAAGAAATCAACAAAGAACATGAACGAGCAGGTCAAACCTTGCTCAAGATTTAGGAGGTTAAATGGCACAATTGACAATCAATGGGGTGGCTGTGAAGCCTCCCAAATCTTTTCAGGTCGGTATTCAGGATATCGATGGAGAGACAGGGCGTAATGCCAATGGCGATATGGTGCGAGACCGTATCACGACAAAGAGGAAATTAGACTGTGAATGGGGCATGCTGACTCAGGAAGAAATGAGTCAGCTTTTAAATGCCGTTTCAGCAGTCTTTTTTGAGGTTTCTTACCCTGACCCTGTTAAAGGTCAGACGACTGGAACTTTCTATGTCGGTGATAGGACAGCTCCAAGCTATACCTTCACTGAGAAGTTCAAGCCTTGGTCTGGTGCTAAATTTAATCTGGTAGAGAGGTAAGAAGATGGACGCTTTAACCAGACGACAATTTGACAGAGCCATGTTTGCCAAGGATAGGACGCTGGCTATTCGTGTTGGCGATTATGCTTCACGGGATATCAAAGAGGCTAGTTTTGAGTATGGCTACATCAAGGGCGATACTTATAAGCCCGGTGGAACGTGTGCTGGTAGCGGTAAGATTACCTTTACCAGTATCATTACCACGTTCAATAAACTGGATATCCTACACCCTGAGATTGGTCTACTGGTTGGGAATACCTACCAGTGGGTCAAGATGGGGGAATACTTCATCAACGATATTGAGATTGACCGAAACCGCAATACAACCACGCTGGAGCTCATGGACGGTATGTTTAAGCTCAATCGTGAGTACGTGACGGACTTGCATTTTCCAGCTGAGGTACGAGAGGTTATTCAGGAAATCTGCCTAAAAACAGGCATCGAATTAGCGAATGACTATTTCGGAATCAGCGCTATGCGTTATCATATTGAGCAAGTTCCTGAGGGCAAGAAACTTTCCTTCAGGGATATGCTGAGCGCTATGACTCAGATGATTGGAATGTCTTGTTTCTTCAACCGAGAAGGGAAGATGGAAATCCGTGATTTGACTGAGTCAAATATCACGATTAACGCAGATAGTTACTTCTTGCATGGCTTGACCAAGAGCGAGATTGAGTATCAGATAGCTGGTATTACTTGTAAGACGGACAAGAAGTCTCTGACGGTCGGTATGAAGACAGGTCGGTCTTTGGAACTGGATAATGTCTTCATGACTCAGAGCGCTTTAAATGACCTTTATTATAAGCTGAAAAACCTGACTTACTATCCGTATAATCTTAACTATCAAGGGCATTTACTGCTTGAAGTTGGGCAGTGGGTAACCATTCAGACTAACAAGAAAGAGACTTTTAAAGTTCCTGTGTTAAGCCAGAGCTTTACTTTTAAAGGTGGTCTGAGAGGTCGTATCAGTGCAGATAGTAAGGCTGGAAACGATACTCAGTACTCTTACGAGGGTACGATTACCAAGCAGATTAAGCAACAAGATGGCATTGAAGCGAAAATCCAAGCACAGATTGAAGCAGCAGACTCAGCCTTTGACGCTGAGTTCAAAAAGCGTAAAAAAGAGATAGATGACGGTATCGAACTGGCCAAGGCTAAGGCCGAAGAAGTCAAGCAAGAACTGTCTGACACTATTGACCAGCGCTTCAATAGTTTTAACAATGGTCCATTAAAGGAAGCCAAGCGTAAGGCTGAAGAAGCCTTGAGAAACGCTGGCGCAAGTAGTTTGCTAGCCCAGGAATCCAAGCAGATTGGTCTGGACTCTGTTGCTAGACTTGAAGCGTTTAAGTCACAGACTACGAGCGCTCAGACGGCCTTTTCGGGTGACTTGGACGCTCTGAAGCAGACTATCGCGAATGATATTCGACCGAAGCAGGCGCAGGCTGAATCTGAGATTGCTAAGCAAGTTGAAGCACTGATCCAGACAAAAAAAGAATTGGCTGGTGTGAAATCAGCGCAAGCTACCTATGAAGAGACGACGACGCGTAGACTGGCAGAGCTGACCAATTTGGCCAACGGTAAGGCTAGCAAGTCAGAACTCACACAGACAGCCGAGGAACTGGCTAGTAAGATAGCGAGTGTGCAGGTTGGGGGGCGGAATTATATCCGAGGAACAAGACGCATGGCTCTAGCCAGCGGATTGTGGACATCAGGTACCTTTAGGCCATCAGGAGCTGGAACAGCAAAGACTATTGATGTACCAAATAGTCCAGCGACTGGATTTGATAAAGCAATACGATTGACCTCAAGTAACGCTAGAGACCAAATCGGCATTGCTCAGGACAGGTTTGAAATAATGCCAGGAACTTATACTATTTCTGTTTGGGTGAAAGGTTCAGTTGGGCAAAGAGTTAAGTTGCAAACTTACTGGGAGCCTGACGATGCAACAGGTATAAGTTCATATTTTATCTTGAAAGATGATAAATGGACATATTTGACATTTTCAAGCGAGCGAAAAAAAGCTGGAACCGTATCAATTGGCTATGTATATCTCGTAAATGCTGATGCGGGAGAATACTTAGATGTTCTTGCGCCCCAGTTGGAAAACGGGAGTTTAGCGACAAGTCCGAAAGAAGCTCCAGAAGATACAGACGGCCAAATCTCAGCCGTCGAATCCAACTTCAGACAGCGCGCTGACTCGCTAGATGCTAGTGTGAGAAGTCTGACTGAAGGACTCAGAACCAAGGCGGATATCAGCGAACTCAACGTGACTGCTGAAAATATTAGGCAGTCGGTGAAGAAGCTTGAGACAGACACGCAGAACAAGCTAAATCAGAAGTTGAGTCTGGCTGAATTTGAAGTGCAGGCTGGATCGATTCGTCAGGAAATTCTGAATGCAACCAAGGATAAGGCAGATAAGACTCTAGTCACAACTGAAGCTGGGAAATTGCGAGAGGAATTTTCAAACTTGAGAGTCGGTGGAACGAACTTGTTGAAAGGTTCGAAAGGGCCTTTTATGCCAGATCGAAAGCCAGCTAATTTTGATAATAATGTTCTTTATGCAGGACAGACGTCTATCTACATGGAACAGGGTCAGGAATACATTATTTCGGCCAAAACGGACGGTAACTTTACGGCCCATCACGACGGGAATAAGGAGTCTGATAATGTGGTTCTTTGGATTATGGACAAAAATGTCAGAAATTATCAAATTGTATCGGACCTTAAGACAGGTACAACAGGGACGAAATTCGTTTGGGATAAGCCGACAGGTATCTATCATCTACGCGTTAACACTTATCACAAGGAAACTACCAAAAGTGTCTGGGACGTGAAGATTGAAAAAGGTACTCTAGCGACAGATTGGAGTCCAGCGGTTGAGGACACTGATGGGCTTATCACTGAAGCTAAGGCTACCTTCGAGCGGACAGCTCAGGGCTTGCGAACCGATTTATCAGCTATTCAGGAATATGTCAACAAAGACAGTCAGAGACAGGAAG